ACCTGGCATATTGTTATCTTGTTGGCAATCATCACATTGTCCGCATTCACACATTTTCATCAGTATCCTTGTTTCTATTTTTATACATTGGCCAATTTTCTGTTTTTTCATTGAGCCATGTTTGTCGGTCATCGCATCCACAATCTTCATCGAGTAATTGAGCGATTGTCTTTGCTAATTTATCTAACCCAGTTGCACTAGTTATTTTTTTAATATCGTCGCCTAGGCCTTTAGAATGTTTTTGCATTGCGTAATCCGTTCATTAAGTACATAGCCAATGTTTTTTGTTGCCCAGTTAATGGTATTTCAAATACTTGTTTACCGGGATATGTATATTGCTGTTCTGGCCGCATTAATTGCATATGACCTGTATCATCTATTCCTAGTACCTTATGTGGTACATTTTGCATGGTGATTTGATTGCTTGGAATCATTGTGCATTTACCTGGGTGTTTCCATTGACCCATTGCATCAGCAACGCCACCAGTTTGTTGCATCACATTATCCCAACCTGCGGGATCTAATACTTTTTGTTTCGTTATATGCAAAACCAAAGCCTCAGCAACAGAATTAGATGGTCTAGCGGCATTTTCTACTTGAAGATCCCTCATGGAATCGAAATGCAACAGCGACTTTAAACGTTCGATAAGTCCTTTATTACGAAGATGTTTAAATGCTAAGTTTTCAAGTGAATACTCACCCTCAGCTTCTAATCCTACTTGACGTAAATGTCGAAGTCTAAACAATATATCTTTAATCTTTTGTTCTAAACGAGGGTCATCTTCTTTGAGCTTATTGATTTCATATTCATATGGTGCTGCTTTTTGCTCAATTGTAGAATCATCAATTGAAATTAAATCCGCTTTTGGTTTACGGATCCATTTTTTATGTCCAACTGAATATATCCCTACTGAAGAATGTAAATCATCATTTGAATCCTGAGCATACAACTCAATATTCATTCCTTTATATTTCAACGGGAAATTTTGATTCCAAACACTTTTCTTTGCATGAAGATAATTTTTTACTAAATGCATATTATCGCCAACTTCCATGTAATTGATTATAACATGCAAATCAATGTCACTGTATTTAGTCCAGTTATAATTTGCATTACTACCAATCAATATAACATCATACATGGATGCATCGGTTTCTAAGAAGTCATAAAACTTCTGGGCAATCTTCATAAAACCTTCTTGTAGTTCTGGTTTAAGATCGCCATCAATCCATATATCTGGATTCAATTCGCTGTGTGTTTGATATTCTTTTAGCATTTTATATAAATATCATCATTTCCAAAAGAGTTGGACTAATAACAATGAGAATGCTAATCCTAAAGATACACCGGTTTTAAGGTTGATTGCCTCACCTTTAAAAATCAGTGTCATGATTGTGAATATGAAGATACCTGCTACGAATGAGGTAAATCTCCCGGGCCAGAATAACCCATCGAAACCTGAAACCGCGTATCGGGTCGCTTCCATGAATGCGTACGTTATTGGCACCCCTAGCAACATCAACGCGGTTTTATATGTCTTAGCCCAATCCCATATGAGTGGACCATTTGTTTGTATCCAAACTACTGACTGACCTACCAGAAAGATAGTAAAGGATAATGCTATATGTTTATAATTCATTACTATATTATAATGAATTTTTTCGTTATTTCAAAGTTTAGTTACGATCACCTTTGTGACCATCAAATTTATCTAAAATAGCATTCAATGCTTCCATTTTGATAAAGCCTGCCATTGATGCATTTTTCAATGCTGACATTAATTGGAAAACGATAAAAGGGACTAATACAGTTTCACTCAACCAACTAGTCCCCTTAAATCCTTTTTCTACCATTAACAACACCGTTAACAATACAATCCATGTAACTAAAGTACGTAATACTTTAATTGCTTTACATGTTTGAAAGCCTTCGCGCTTAGTTCCGGCAATAACACCAAAGAACCCATCTGCCATTACTACTCCAACCAATGCCAAATACTGATCTGAGTTTGTCATTGCCAAGTTGAAAAAGTAAGAGCATATAAATGCCATAATTGTGCCTGCCGAATATATACCAGCTGTTGCTAATGTAGTTGTTTTCATTCCGTTCTCTTATTTGTAAGGTACGTATGAGGTTGCTCCACCATTACGAACTGCTTTTAAAATTTGTTTGCGTTGCTTGCCAGTAGATTCATATGATACATGAACCCAGTCTGGTGCTGTGTCTGTTCCAAATTCCCAAATCAATTGATCGAATTCTAAATTGTCTTTAATGTAATCAAATACCATTTTGTTGGTAACGCCACCTGCATGGCCATCCATATCGATATCGATAGCTTCACCCGTACAATGCTGAGAAGAAGCGGCGCCGCCAATTGCTTTATTTAAAGCTGCTGAACGATATCCGGATGAAATGTGAATTGGTTTACCAAAATGGTTGCGAATTGGTTCGAAAACCTTGTTTGCTAATAATTTGAAGTTTTCAATATGCGCATCAATTGGCATATTAGAAACACCTTTGCGTTTTGCAGTTTCACTGCGAGTAACTTCTGCTAATGATAAGTGTTCACTTAATTGCATGTTTTAATCCTTATTTTACGTATTCGTAATACTTTTTAGTTTTAGTATTTCTATCTTCTAGACCGTGAGTACCACCATTAATGCGTTTTGTCAATTCCAATATAGCCGCATCATTAATTCCTTTGTCACAAATTGCCCACAACTTGTTACGCTCGAAAAAGAACATTGCTGATTCGAATGCATATTTTGTGGCAACTAGGTCAGGATTAGTAACAACTTCGTCAGTACCTAAATATTTAGCAAATGCTTCATAATTAGCTTTACCTGTTAATTGAAGAGCACCACGTCCTCTATATTTCCAACCATCTCCTGATGCTTCATTACCATTACCCATACGATCTGCATAAACTCTGTTAGCAATCTTTTCTGGATTACGAGCATAAGATTCTTCCAATGTACCTGGGAAATATTTTCCGAAGATACCTTGCAAGCCTTGTGCTGAGTAATTTAAGTTTTCTGAGAATGCTTTGAACCCACCCGTTTCGTGCGAAGTTTGTGCAAAGAAGTGTGCTGCACGTACTGGTGTTAATTTAAGCAATGCCATACCAGCTTTCATTGTTCCAGGACCAAAAGCCCCATCTGCTGTTACGCCTGCTCTTTCTTGTAAACTTTTTAAACTCATTGTTATCCTTATTCTTCTGTAGTATCAGAACCTTTTTTCCCTGCAAATTTTTCTAAACCTGCAATTCCTAAACTTCCTAATGTTACAACTACGAATGAATTGTAGATGTATTCATTAAGTTTTAATTCGTTTCCAAAGTAACCCGTGATTAGATCTATTACCATTGCTAGTGCCATAACTGCGAATGACATAAATCCAATGATTGTTTTTTCATTGAAGTCATTTGAATTTTTAAAAATGTCTGTAAACTTTGCCATTAAACTCTCTCCTTTTTTATTTTTATATAAATATGGCAAAGAAGAATAAAGAGTGTTTATAAAATAAATTTTTGATTTGTTTCTGGGTTTGAATATATATAACTACCCCATTTATATTTTGCGTATTCGTGTCCATTCTGTTCGGACTGGCGTCGTTCTTGTTCTTTTTCGGGAGTCATTGTTGACAATGAAACAAAGTGATAAAAATGAACATTCCATGTACGAATCATTTTAAGTCCGGATATAGAGCATTTTAAAAAGAAATCCCAATCTGCTACCATTCCTAACTCATAGTTTTCATCCCATCCCCCTACACGCAAATAATCATATTTGTTCATAAAGATTGGTAAGGTAGATCCGGACTCATCCTGTTTATCACCAGATGCATAATGATATTCATATTGCCAAAAAGCTTCTAAATCAAATTCAGCAACAGTTCTACCTAAATCTTCAATTACAAACTGTTTGAATATGCTAGCATACGGTTCAATCTGATTAGGTGTAATAACAGCACCATCTTGCCATTCTCTATTTAAATGTACATCCCATGCTCTAGGAAATACATTGTCATCATTTACTATGAGTATTCGATCATGTTTAGCATTGTATACACCTAGGTTAGTGCCCCTACAAAGCCCTTGATTAGTTTCTAGGTTCAATATTTCAATTGAATCTTCCCACTTCTCTAACACCTCTTTATTTAAGTCATAGAACCCATCTACCACAACGATAATCTGATTGTTTTGGGATTGTCCTTTAATTGCTGATGTCAAACAAAGATCCAATGCTTTTGGACTTTTGTATGTTGGTATGATTACTGATATTAAATGTGTGTCTTCCATTCTGCTACTAAATCTTCTTGTTTGGTTTTATATAATGGAGCTAACCATGCAGTTTCTCCGTGAGTTGAATATGTATTTAGTGGGCACATCAATGCCTTACCAGCATCTCGTAATGCTAAAAACATTTCATAGTCTCTAGGATAAGTACCAGTTGTATATTCTCTTAAAATAGATTCATCTTCTCGCAATGTAGCTACAGTTGCTGCCAAAGTCATTGTAGTCGAATTGAACATTGCATATAGTTCAGTTTCACCGCGATACAGTTTTGTCATATATCCACCGTCTACATCTACTTCGGGATTTCCGCCATGAGCTAGAGGTATAAATTTATCTGGATGCAAATATAAGGTTGCATATGATGCACCTAGTTTTAATATATCCTTAAGAATAGCCGGTGAGTTTTTTAAATGTATATAATCATTTTCTACAAAATATACTATTTCATCATCAGGCCATTGCAATGCTTTATCTAATGCATAATTAAATGTGCCAGCACCGGAACCAATTGACACTTTCTCAATATTAATTGGGTCGATATACTTATTAATCATATCAATAGTAGCTGGGCTACAATTATCTGCTATGATATGAATATCGTATATATAATCAAAAAATACATTGCAAAAGTTTCGCAAACAGTTTTCATTAGTAATATAATCTGGTTTCACTTTATTATAACCAGCATCTGAAATTCTATAAATTATCTTCATATTATTATTATATAAATTTTAATTGGTATTTCCAATATTATATTGTTGTATGTTATCACTACATATTCCTAACACACTTGACACATCATCATTAAATAGTTCAGGCATTACAGCAATACTATCCTTAATTGGTTGTTTGCCTGGATATGCCCATATATAATTTTTACTTGTTAATGTGACAGTATCTTCTTCATGCCAAAAGTAATGTGCATCATATCCGCAAACCTTAAAGTATAGAAGAGCTTCAATATTTTTGCAATGGATCCACAAGTTATCGGATCTGTCTTTAAACCATCCGAAGTCTACAACATATTGTGGCTTATCGTGTCCCAACCAAAGATTGTTATTTTCATGCCATACATCGACTTCCACATCATATCCCTTGTGTATTGCTAAGTCGATATAGTTTGGTTCGTTTTCGTATGATTCAATCTTACCGTTAAGATTTCCTCTATGTGCTATTAATTTCATGATTACCTAAATAAACTATGCCATACCGTATTTACAACTGGTATATTATTACTATCAATATGTCTTTTTAAAATATATTCACCACATAATCTAGATGATGTATCATTAATATATTGATCTAGATGGTTATACAAATTAGAATATACATCCATGATATCTGACTTTGCAAATGCAAAACAATCAACATAACCGTTAACTGGATCAAAACATCCAGAAGGCACATTTAGTACATTGCTATCAAATTCATCAAAATTAACTGTTGAATTTAATTTAACATCGAATCTACTACGAACAACATAATCATATTTAAAATTATGCAATTGTTCATACTCGGACTTTAGTTTATTTGATTGATATATCGAATAAAACATACTGTATACATTTTTACTAAAAAAACCCGGTAAATGATTGTCGGTATGTGGTAACTCCGGAAAATTTATTTGTTCTTCAAATACATGAGATACTGGTTTATACAGATTCAGTGTTTGTGATGTAAGATCTGGTGTGATTAATTCACCTATGGGATGAATATTTCCAGCTAAAAATTTAGATCCAACTTGTTCTGGAGTAATATCCCATGAATGTATGAACACATCAACTGTATTATTTTCAAGAATATATGGATGTATTACTTCAACGAAGCCTCGCTGTATAAAACGCATCTGGCCAGATAAACACAGAGCTATTTTCATTTTGTTTTACTTTTTGTTTTTTAAATAATAATTCAAATCTTCCGGTGTTCCTAAGCCCCACATTTTCTTAGCAGTAAATGTTCTGATTTGTTTTAAATCTTGTATTGCATTATTAAATACTGGACAAACATAGAATTCATTATTTACACGAATATTCTGGTCAATCATTTCTTCTGCATACTTAACAAAATCAGACCCATGTTTCCAAAAATAATATCCAACCGTTGCTTTATCTGATATTGGATTTTTTTCAGCAACCTCAGTAACTAATCCTAATTCATTTTCTTTTGCAAATGACCATTTTGGATGTGTAGCTTCAAATGTTACAATTCCGCCATCGGCATTTGTTTCTTGCATTTTATACATGAATTCATTTGAATCCCATTCTACAAATTGATCGGAATTAGCAAAGAACAATGGCGAATCACTATTAATAAATTCTTTTGCTAATAAGGCAGTGCATGCCGCGCCTTCAGTTAATCCATCAGTTTCTACAATTTGACAACCAGGTGTTATTAAGTTAAGTAGTGTATCTAAATTATATTGTTCTCGATGAGCCCGTTGAACTACGTATATATAGTTGGCATCTAGATTTAGATTTTCAACTACTACTTGAATCATCGGTTTACCATTAACTTCAATTAATGGTTTAGGAAATGTATATCCGGCTTGTTCAAACCGACTTCCAGCTCCTGCCATTGGTATTAATACATTTAGTTTTTCGTCTTTCCATTTAGGTATCATAAATTGTCCTTTATTGATATTTGTAATTTTTGTTAATATATTGTTGTATGTAACTTCGGTAGGATCTGGGACTCGTAATATGTTCGAGTTACTTCTAGATGCTGCTAATAAGCCATATGGTGAATCTTCGATAATTAATGTTTCTTCTGGTAAGCAATTTAAAGATGCCATGGCTTTCCAATATATTTCGGGATGCGGCTTGCTATTAATTACATCTTCATTTGATAGAATTAAATCAAACCGATCAATGATATCAAATTTAGCTAATACGGTTAAAACGGTTTTACGTATACTGTTAGAACAAACTGCCAGTTTATATCCAGATTGTATTAATAAATCCATACATACTTGCAATTGCATGTTTGGTTTTAAATCTTTTAATGCCTCCAATGTATATTTCTGTTTGTCATCCCATATGCGCTGATGATCGTTGATTGGCAAACCTTTTTGTTCAGAAAGCATTTGTAATTTTTGACTGGTTTTTAATCCATCATATACTGCTAAATGTTCATCCCAGGTAATTGCATATGTACCTAATGCTTTATTTAAAGCATCGTAATGTATAGTTTTAGCTTCAACCAATACACCATCTAAATCGAATAATATTAATTTGATCATATCTGTAAATTTTCTAATGTTAATGTTCTTGCAATTCCAACTTCTAAATTTATCCTACAATAAGATTCATTTAATGAATTAAACGCAGCTTGTTTAAATTGTTCCGGGATAAACATATTCACTTCATTACATAAATCTGGGATTGAATCATAACAGTTTAGTGCATTCATTTGTTTCTGCCCACCAAAAATCATATGGTCTGGAAAATGGTTTCCATAGTCAGTTGTTATGTATAGTGTATTTGAATCTAATTCTGTTAAATCAGGCATAAATCTTATGTAGTTATCATATCTAGATATTATAACCCAATCATACGTACCATCGATTAAACCAATTGATGTAGACATTGAATATAAGTGTGACAATGTATTTTGTTCATTATTTGAACTATAATAACTTAAGTTTTGTACTTTATTCCTACATTCATCAGTTAGTTGAAATTTTTTAGGTTTTTCAAATTTAAATTTTTTAGGTTTATACTTGTCTAAAATAATATCAGCAGTATTACTATCTTCAACATCATGATACTTAGTATTCACCCAATCTGAATAGTTAAATAATATAGGTTCACCAGATATCCACGAGTGCGTGTATACATCAGTATCGTATTTGTTTATAATCCAGTTTATATGCGAATCAAATGTATACGGGTTATTAATTACTCTAGGTTGACCAAAAAAACAAAGTGCTACTTTCATGATAATACCTCAACTATTTTGTTGATTACTTCATTATCATTATAATAAGGATTAATTGTAATATGTCCAACCGTTGTAAAATATTTATCTGGTCCTAATTGTGGATTTTCTATTTGTTTTAAAACACCATTCCATCCATATAGTTGTAAATTGAAATCACCAGTGATTATTGTTTTAGTACCAACACCAGCTGCAATAGTTGCCAACCCACCATCGGTACCAACAAATGCATCACAATACTTTAAAATAGATGATTCAAATAATATAGATTTCTGATGGTCGTCCGCGATACCAACTGTTGATGATTGATTATATTCTTTAGGTACACCTACTTCAATCAATGTAAAATAATCCTTTAGTTGGTCTACAATCATGTTTATATTTCTATGACTGCCTCCATATCCTAAATTAGGTACATCGATACCTTTTTTATACTGTTCTTCCGTAAACAAATATGTTTTAGGTTCCCAATTAGACATAATAGCTACAACTGGTTTTCCATTTTCCCGTAAGGTGTCAATATGTGTTTTAGCAATAACATCATATGATGGCTCTGTATATATAGT